TTTTGCGTTTTCGTATCACCAGCCATGGGCTTTCGCGCTCTGGTAAAAATCCTGTTTACCTATTATCCGATCCTGCATTCGGCCGGACATTATTACTGCGTTGAAAGCATCATCGAACGGTGGGCCCCGCCGAGTGAGAACAATACTCCGGCCTATATCACTCACGTCAGCCAGCTTACCGGTTATCAGCCGACCCAAGCCTTGATGCCTATCGGCAGCTTCCTACGCCCGCTCGCCAAGGCGATCTCTACGCATGAAGTTGGGCAATGGGCATTTCAAGACGCGGACTTAGACGTGGGGCTTAATCTCGCGGGTCTTTAGAAACCAAGCGGTTCGTTCCGTTTTTCGATTTCCAATTGCAATTCAGCCAACGCTCGCCATGCTACCGCTCTTAGGGCTTCAAGTTTGTCCGATCCGGCCGCGATATCCGACATATGCCGGATAATACAGTCCATGTGATCCGATGATTTCTCTCTCGCCCAATGCACCGGTTCTCCCGGATTGTGTTTTTCATTGCTGACAAATGAATGATTAGCGACCGCCGCCAAACCATCGGGAAAATAAGCGAGCAATCCGGAAAACATAGGAATTTCTTTACGAGCTCTGCTGTCTGTTGGTAGGCTCATTGTAGTCCTCCAATTTTACCCTGATGGTTCCTTTACGGTCTTTGACCCGCAATTGTTCACGCCAGTCCAATTTATTCTGCTTGGCAAATAGCCGCCGTTCTCCGCGAGGGCGTCTGTTGATATTAGTCATTTTATGTGCTCCGAAAAGTTTCCGGTTGTTTTGGTCACAATATCCCAACGTCGCCAATCTGTTGAAGAATACCAGAACCCCCAGTCTCGGATTTTCGGTCCTGTTGAGAAGAGGGTCATCGAATAATCTATAGCCTTGGGAAGAATGAGCCGGTGCGCCCAATGCGCCCGGCGATAAATCGTATCCCCCTTTCGCCGCTCAATAGTCTTAGTGCTATGCGGGTTATAACCGCCCTCGCAATAATTCAATCGTTCGATATAACCGCCCGAAAGAATGATGCTGAAATTGTCCCATGGATGGTCATGCAGCGGGCGCTCGGGATCGGATGCGACCTGAATATGAAAATAGGTATTGACCTTTTTCATCCGCGGGATCGCAAACCAACGATAGAGATACGGCTCTCCGTCCGGCGCGATCACCAAATCTGGCTCACGATCAAAGCTACCTATGATCTGCTTTGCGGTTTCGCAATCTTCCGTCGTAATTCGTCCCCAGTCGATCATTCATTCCTCCCAAGTAAGTAATTTCGGTTTTGCCTGTTGCGTCCGCGGCGGCTCAAGATAGACTTGCCAATGCGCTGTAATTCCATGCTCCGGATGCGTGAACCACAGAGCCTGCGATGGCCGGCTATACGGAGCACGCAATGCGAGATGGGCGAACTCGTCAAGTCCCTTAAGCGAGTTATTCACGATAAGGCCCGGCAAAGTTATGTATTGATGCCAATGGCCCATAAGCACGGTATCGAAGTCTTGCCCGATCTGACTTTCGGAATTACGGATTTTGATGGAACCTCGCATGATTGGCCCAAGAGCGCCAATAATTCCGTCTCCGCCACGAACACCTAAATTATCGCCGTGTGTAAGAAGATATCGATGGTTGTAGACACTATACCGAATATCGGCCCCATCAGCAATTTTGAATGCGATCTGTTTATTGTTACGAAAATGCCTCGCGAGATTACAATAGATGTTCCACTCGTAGGACGTATTGTGGCTTGCAACACCTGCCGATAAATATGTCCCCGAGGAAGACGAGAGTTCAGTGATTTCTCTGACACCCCCCTCCTGAACCCTAGTGATGGCCAACTGTTTTGTCTTATAGAGATACGCGGTCCCAACTGCAAACTCCGCCCATTTTTTCAATAGGCGCGGCGGTCGAACCGTGCCCAAGAACCGGGCGATCTCTGAGTGACCCCCACTTATGTAAATAGCGTGCCGGGTCTTTCTGTGCTCTGCTTGGTTGCCAGCCTGAATGCTAGTGTGCCATTCGAACCCTAACTCAGACAAGAGCCGCTGGACTGTTTCCAGCATTGCATTTTCGGTCTGGTTGAAAGACAACTGAGCAGTTCCATGCCGCCTTGACAAACACCCCTCGCCGTCAAAAGCCGCCGCTAAAAAGCCAGCCTCATAGGACCGATCTTCTTTCCAGACCGGAAGATATTGATCAATCTTCCAGACAGCTTTATTTTTCCGATCCCCCGCCCAATGATCCAACATTTCCTGCGCGCTAATCCACTGGACTGCACTATTCCCCTTCTTACCGTGAGCAAGAAACTTGTGCTCTGGGGTGGCATATAAAGTACGACCATCCTCCAAAGTTATCGCAATAGTGCGGGCCTGCTTTGAAGCTGCCTGCGTGACATAGGCCGTCATGTAACGCCGCCCTTGTTGCCCGGCAGGTTCTTCTTCAAATGCCAACAGGGGGTCATTTGCTCGAAGTGTCTTGGCTTCAACCCACCGAAGATCACGGGTTAAAATCGGTGTGTCCGCGGCAAGGCACCAAACGCGCCCTTTCATTCTCGGCTTCCGCGTAGAGCGCCCGTGGTTTCCAGTTACAGCAGGTACAAAGACCCGGCCGAACTTCGTCGCAAAAAGTTCTATATTCGCTGCAATAAGATCGGTCAATTCGTTCACACATTGCTGTGGGGTCCTATCATTTGTGACCATCAGTTCTTCATGGATATCGCCGGACATTAGGTCGCCCCCAAGAGCAAACACAATGCCAGGATAGACCGTCTTGACGCGGCCCATATGATTATAAGCCAAGTCTACCGTCGTTTCTGCACCGCGACGGATACGCTTAGCGGCAATCTCGCTATTGAACTCGTTGACGCCGCCGACTTCAGCACCCCGGACAACTTCGCCGTAGTGCCAATCGGAACCGAAATAAGTTGGCATTCCGCGAGTACCGAGTTTGCCGCCCCGTGTCAGCCATTTCGGCGGTTCCGGATCATAGGCCGCGATTTTGAAAATCTCACGTCTTATCGCCTCGGCGCTTTCTTGCTCTTGCTGCGCGCTTCGGAGAGCCGCTTCCAAGGTTTTGACTTTTGCCTTTGTCTTGTCTAATTCGGTCAAGACAGGTGTTGAAGCTGTCAGGCCGCGTTTTCTTGCTTCTTGAAGACTGGCGCGAAATGCGCTTAGCTGGCATCCGAACTTCGCTGCGGCTTTCTCGTTGCCCAGTTCCGCCCGCGTTTTCAATCTCATTACCAGGTCCGCGTCTGTCAACCGGTTGGCCATATTTTTCTCCAATGCAATACAGAAGGAAATCTTCCAAGGAAAGAACTACAATCCACTCTTTGCCGTTTCGTTTGTGGCAGACAATTGGGATTTTATTTCCTGCATCTCTAACGCTTTGTGCCAGCCAAACATAAGGGTTGCCAGCTTCAATACGCTTGGCTTCGATATGAAATCCGTGGAGATTAGAAACGATATCTTCCCCTTCAATCCCATTGAATTGCTGCCCACGTCTAGCGTCGTATCCGAAGGACCGGAAAATTTCTGCGAGTTCTCGTTCGCCACGAGCACCTTTCTGTCTCGAATTTATCGGCATAGTGCCGCAATTGCAAAGCAAATGCAACCCGCCAATTCAAAAGCCGTGCTCCAAGTCATTTCCGATACCGTGAACCAATCCATGTTTCCGCGTCTACTGGGATTTGCGATCCAATCGCCCATGCTGGGCGGTCGCACATGATCTGCCGAAGCACACTAGAATCGGCCCGTGCCGCTAGCACGTCATTCACAATTTCGTCGTGGACTGAAAGAACTGGCATTCGCCCTTCCGCATCGCATCGAAGCATCGCAGATACAAGAAGATCACGGGCAGTAGCCTGAACAACATTCTCTGTCAAGAGACCACCATAGGCTGAAATGCGTTTCCATTGCCCCGTCTTCCACGCGCTATATTCGAAGCCCGGCCGGATATCGGTCTTGTCCCAAGGCATCGGCTTCCGAACCGGCTTAGGATCGTAATACCAAAGCTTTCTACCACTCGGGAGCCTCACTGTCAGCCAGCGATCTTCCAGGGCATATGTGACCCCATAAGCCATATGCGCCTTTTTCGTCCAAACTGTATCGACGGCCGCGCGTTCCAGCGCCCACCAAAGCTTCGGAACTTCCGGCGCAAAGTGCTCCCGGTATTCCTTGATAGCGGCTTGGCATGTCTCGTCGCTTTCGTTTTGGGCGTATTTGAATTTAAATTTGCGCCAACCCATCTGGAACCCTGCGCCAAGCACAACAGCTTTGCCAATCGTATATTCGGTAATTTCGGTTTTCAAAACCGGCCGATGAAAAATCTGCGCCGCCATATCGGTATAGACAGCAGACCCATTTTTAATAACGTTCGCCGCGGTTTCAACAGCGCCAGCGAGAGCAAGCACGATCACACATTCGATCTTTGAATAGTCGCCCACTTCGAAGAGATTGCCGTCGCTTGGGATCAGGGCATGACGTAACCCATTCGCTACGGCTTCAATTGGCTCTCCGAAGAGACAGCGGACCCATTCGGCATCGCCAGACATGATAGATTCAACAAGTTGTTCGGGATCATGGTTGCCATAAATTTCCTTACCGTCTTTGAAGCCTGTGACTTGTTTTAGTGTAGGTCTGGGAAAATTTTGAGGTTGAAAGAGACGGCCCGCCCATCGTCCAGGCCCCGCGCCGTGATATTGCAGTAGCCCTCTTGCACGGCCGTCTGAACAGAGGCAAGAACGCATTGCCGCAAGTTTTTTGATGGACGCTGAACTAAGGATTTGCCGTATAAATAAGGGACGGCGAAAATCGAAAGGGAGTTCGATTTGTAGTTCCTCTTCTTGCCAGTCTTCTTCGTCTCCTGCAAGGCTATCATCTTCGGCATCTTTCTCTCCTAAGATTTTCACAATAGCTTCCTTGCCCAACGACGTATCAAGATTTCCTTCTGCGTCTTTTGGAAATGGACAGCCCTTCGCAATCAACCATTCCTTGAACTTTTCAAGCTGGTTCGGCCGGCAACCGACAAGCTGTTCGAACTCGGCTGCAAGTGGCTTCGTCGCCTGATCCACGATCGACTGACACTTCTCGATGTACGCGATATCCAACCGGATACCACGTTCGTTCATTCGCTGGTCGAGCAACCAGACTTGTCTTTCACCGGAACCGAGGCCGCGGACAGTCCTATGGACTTCGAGTTCGGCGGCAAGGTCACTGCGATTATACTCAAATACGCGAGCATACGCTTCCGGTGTGCGATTGAGCTTTCCGGTTCGATTTGGTTTTGAGAGACTAACCGTAAAACGGGAGCCATTTTTATCCTTTTGTGTTTTGAGATTGAGAGCAGTCGCCGCGCGTTCAAGTTTGAGCGGAAGACCTTTCATCGCACAGACAGCAAGGATATCGTGCCAACGCTCATTCGGAATATCCGGCCATCCCAAAGGGATCATTAGATTGCGCCAGATCGCTTTCTCGAAAGCAACATTGTGCGCAATAAAGATGCAATCGGGATCGTTAACAAAAGTAGCCAGTTTAGAATTATCAGAATAAGCTAAGTCAGACTGCGCTAAGACAATACTTTCCAAACCGTCTGTCCAACCGAGACATAGGATTTCTGTCGTCACGTCTTCTGCATAGCGATGCGCGCCTGCTTTTTTCAAATCGCAAGTAGATGCTGTTTCGAAATCTATGAGGCAGAAGCGCATAAAGTATCCGGCCCGGACTTCCACCGGCTAAGTGTCTCTTGTCGAGCAGCCTCGTTTTTCGCAACGCTATACAATTACGTCTCGCTTCTTTGGCTTCGGATACTCTATCTGATAAAAATGTGCCCCGCAGCCAAGGGAGGGGGCCTATGAAGCTGCGGGGCTGGCGGGGAAAGGGGAGAAACCCCGCCGGGTTAGACTGGTATCTCGTCATCCGCGTCTGCCGTGAATTGTTCGGCAGTCGGGTCTTCCTGAGAAACCGTACCGATATAGCTTTTAAACACTTCGGCCGCGGTTTGGCCCGTTGTAAGACGTGTGCCTTTATTAGTTGTGAACACCATGTTCACATAAGCAGTCACGCCATCCGGATTTGCCCCGACGCCAGTGTAGACCGAGAAATTAAATTGAGCCAGCACCAGAACTCCGGAGTAGAACTTTCCGGCCGCCGCTTTCTTCGCATCGCCATCGTAATCGACAACAATTCCGTTTTCGAAGCCCGAAAGCTTTGGCGGATATTTTTCGCCGGTATGCGCGGTCAAAACCACGCCACCACGATAGAACTCGCGATCTTTGTTTTCGGCCCTACCTTTGTCTGCCGCCTTGTTACCGTCGAAGAACGGAAATGAAAGCTCTGTCAATGCGCGACCCGGCCACTTCTCGCGCGCGATCTTCGCGCATAAGCTTTTCATCGTCTTCAAATCCACGCTATCAGGCTTGAAAACGAAACTCGCGCCGAACTTTGGGTCGCCACTTTCCTTGCCGTTCTTCTTGAACTTCCGCGGCGCAATGAGATTGGGAAATGTCATTACAACCGGTTCGGTCAAGTTATACCGAGCAGTTCCCGGCTTTCTCTTGTCGTCAGTTTCACTCATTGGATTACTCCATGTAATGCCCTTGTCGGGCGCTCTTTCCGGGCCATCCCGGAAGCCATTAAACTACATCGGGACCGGCTAGTTTGGCAAGGCCCTCTGCAAAAATAGTTGTGGTCGGTTCAGCTTTCACGGCTTGCCGTTTGTCGTCTTCCGGTGCAACGGTAAGCCCAATGAACGGCATGAAGGCATATTCATTAACGAGCTTCTTCGCTTTTGGCCCAAGAGCCTCGATTTGAGATGGCGACTTCAATTCTGGCGCGGTATAGATTTCTGCGCCCAATTGGGCATTTAATACCTCTTCTGCCCCATTTTTGAAAACTCGCTTAGAACGCTTATTAACCAGCTTCACACCACTAATTGACCGTCCCGTCTGTAATCGGCGAAAGATTTCATCTTCAATCGCCTTAATCCGAAATTCAATCGCCTGGATAAGCTGATAATCGCGCGTCAAGGCCTCGTCAGCCATATCGCCTAAACGTTTGGGGTCGATATTGGCGGAGGCCTTGAATAGGCCATCCAGCAACGGGCACACGAGCTTGGCAGGGCAAAAACGGCACCAAGGGCCAGCATCGAACGTTTCATCGATCTCCGCGGCTCTCATAGCCGGTACAAGGGTCTTTTCCCCCCATTCCGCCAATTCCTCGGCAGACAATTCCCAAGTCCGCACCGGTCCTTCTTCATGATAGGCGCGAGGTTGTACAATCGTCAGACGTACCCTGCGAGCATCGGGCCGGAATTGCAGGAACCCATAGGCGTAATACATAAGCTGCGGATTCCGGTAAGGTTCAACCACGATCCCCTCACCGTGCTTGTAATCAACGATATCAATTATGCCTTCGTTGATCGCAGCAAAATCGACCGTGCCATAGAAATCCTTATGGACTTCTGTATTGCTAATCCGGAACTCGCACCACCAAGTCCCAAATTCATTTTGCAGCGGCCGGATAAAATTCAAATAGGTTTGCACCGCGTCCGCCATGGCAGGAGTACATTCGGTATCTTTGTAGAATTTCGTCCCGATCATCTCCCATCCGTCGATGCAGTCATGCACACCCTTAGCCGCGACTTCATGCGCGGCTATGCCTGCGACGAGATAATCGGCTTCGTCGCTCGGTGGCAGATTGAGCGACTTCAAGAGGACATTAGAGCCCGGACAATGCATCCACCTTTCGGCAGACGACGCACCAAGCGGGCTATGCAATCTGTTATCTGGCATCATTCCACCGCCAAAATAAGATCGCGCCAATCAGCGGAGTAAAACCGACTGAAAAGATTATCCAGAGCAAAATCAACGTCATGGTTTTTCCCTTTTCGAAAAATTGCCCCGATTTATTACTACACCCTCGGGGCCACAGATAGCTTGGTCATCACCTAGCTGGATTTACGCTATAACCGCATGTAATTGAGTGAGGAACTCTTTGCGCCGCGACTGGGGGATTTGTTGTAACGAGAATTGCCCGCTATGCCCAGCAGGCCGGAAATCCCCGACTAGCTTCTTAACCGCGGACGGATTTTTAGTTTCGCCGGCTTTTTTAGAGGCCGCGGAATAAAGCTCGGCATCGGTAATCTCGGAAACCGGTTCATCAGCCGTGAATTCGTCAACCACGGCGGCAGGGTCAGCTTGTGAAGCCTCGGTTGCCAATTGTTCCCGCGCCTTTGTCATAAGTTCCGCGGTTCTCGCCAAGGCTTCGGCTGGATGCACTGGCTCTTTCGACCCGGCCCCCGCTGTACGCGGCCCAGGTTGCTTTATGGGTCTAGGTTTAGCAGCTAAAGCGGCCGTAACCGCCGTATGGCCGATACCGGCCTGATCGGCAAGCCGTTCTTTGTCGCTGGTAGCCCGATTCAGAAGCTTCTTTACCTGTTCGTCTGCCGCGGCAGAAACAATAGCCAGAGCCTCTTGCGGGCTTGCATCTTCTGGCACGTCAAAATGGAGTTCTACACGGACTTTGCGGGCCGGGCTATACTCTTCGGCTTTTTTGATGCCATCCTCAACACTAACAACACCACCAGTGATTTTCGTCATTTGTCTCTCCTAAAATTTTTCAACTGCTTCCTTGATACGCTGGTTGGCGACTTCTTGCGCGTCTGCAAGTCGTTGAAGTTGTTCAACAATTGGTTTGAGACACCCTTCCAAAAGCCGCGTCAATAGCGCCAAATCTTCTTCATCTTGTGCGACCAAAAGTCGTCTCCTAATTCAAGCCGGGACCGTGAGGGCGGTGCCTCCAAGTAACTACCGGCAGAAACTCTTTTCCGAGTGTAAGGTTTCAGGAATGCGATCAACATTTCCCTCTGCCTCTCTCTTGTCGGCCCGAAGTCGCCGCCAGTCCCGAACTTTCTCCGTATGCGCCTAGAAAATTCGCTTGTCAAGGGCCAAGTGTGTGATATGACCTTTGTTCAGCGCCTTATTCAAAATCTGGGCTGCGATACTTCCAGGCGCAACACAAAAATCAATCAAGACTTTGCCCTTTTGCCCGCCCCGGTCGAGACGGTCAACGCATTGCTGATTATTACCAAACACCCAATCGGGCTCCGCCACGACACCATGCGTACACACTTCCTGTAAGCCGTCCGTGCCAGTCCCAAGCGAGAGCATGTTGCCTATCATCACCTGGCAACGAGGATCGGCGATGTATTGCTCGACGTATCGCTGCTTACGACCACTCGGTGTACTGCCATCTATCCGCAAGACCCCAAAGTGATCCAACTCGCGTTGCAGGATATTCAGGACTTCGATATGCCATGCAAAAATCACAAGCTTATCTTCGCCGCCATCTAATAACATCTTGCAATAAGCCGCGACTTGGGGAGCCAAAGCAACACCCATCATACGACGTACCGCGGCAATATGGCCTTCAATATAATCGAGGCCCTCAAGATTGTCCGGGTCGATATGTAATAGGCTCTCGGCGCGCAGGGCTTCCTTGACTGGTCCAGTCTCTTCCATGTCGATAATATCAAATTCGGGCAAGTGAAGTTGCGGCATCACGTCGCGCTTCAAATGACGAACCATAAAGTTCGCACGCAGGCGGTTCTGCAATTCGCTATGCCGGCCGGAACGTTCGTCTATGTAGATTTTGCCGTCTTCTGTCGTCCCACGCATTGATGGGTTGAACCGTTCTTTGAACCTGTCTTCTGACATAAAGTCGATTGCGTCAAAGCATAGCCCTCTAGCCAACACATAAGCCTCTCTCGGTCTGTTCGGGAGAGGCGTTCCAGTAAGCGCAAGAACTCGTTCGGAACAAGTGGCCAACGGGCTAAACAGCGGGCTATCTCCGCCTCCAAATATCGCCCGAGTTCGCCGTGTGTCAGCGGTCTTAAGGTAATGGGCTTCGTCGAGGATAAGCAAGTCGTATCGGCCTTTGGCCAGAGCTTTCCCAATTCCTTCTGTGCGCGCGAGATCATAGCTTACGATGGTCCATTCTGCTGTTGGGTGGACCCCATGCCCACCCTTCAAAATCGCATAAATCCGAGGGTGCTTTAACGTGGTCCATTCCCTAATACGTTTGGCCCATTGCAATCTGATATTTGCAGGACAAACGACCAGAACACGCTTCGCACGGATTTCATTCGCGAAGCAAATAGCAATAGGTGTTTTTCCCAACCCAGGTTGATCTGCAACGAGAGTGTTACGACGGGACAGAGCGTATTCAATATCAGCAAGCTGAAAAGGCCAAAGCTCTTTATCCACAGGGCAGGCAACATGAATTTGGGAGGCAGGTGACCAGCTAGCGGCAATCTGTATACAAATTTCTGATAATTCTTTAGCCGCGATTGGCGTAGCAAAGGTCGAAAATGCCGCTGCGCAATAAGGCTCGCGCGTAAAAAGAACGGCTTCCTTCGAAGTTGATGCCGGCAGTGAAAGGTCCAAGCCATGCAATCTTATTAGTTCCCCAATATCGGCTTCCGCGCGCTGAACGCGCAAGATGAAGGCCGCCGTGCGAGGATTGTAGTCAAGGATCACACCGGCACCAAAACCGGTTCATCTGGCGGCCGATAGCGCTTGCGTGTGTTACAATCCGGACATTTCACCCGTAAGGCATAGGGATATACCAGAATTTGGAAACTACCTTCCGGCAATTCAAAGACATGATCCCCGCTATGCATTTCAAAATCCTTTCGCCGCAACCAACCAAGCTGATCCGGGCGCGCGGTTATCCACCCCGCGCCGATACACCGTACACAGATTGTCATTCCGGGATGCCTTTCGACAGCACCCGTATTTCTAAGATCGCGCTTTTCGGAATTGTCATAGTGCCGCCCACCTCAACAATTCCATGGCACTCAATGTGCTCGATATCGTCGCCCAAGGAAAGCGAACCGGCAAGCCCAATTCGATCTTTCAGATTAAATAAGAGATAGCCAACGGTGCGGCATTCTAGAGAAACCGTTTTATGGCCCAAGAAATCTTTTGTCTCTTGCCAACGAGTGTCTTTTGAACAGCTATCGGCCCAAGACACTTCAACGATATCGTGCGGTCGGCGCTTCATTGACAAACCCCTTTAAATGAGACTAGAGAGGTACCTTATTCGCGGGCCAAGGGACTTGTCAAGCCGTGATTTCACGCAAACACGCAGAAGCTTTAGCATATGCGGCCGACGGTATTCCAATATTTCCCTGCCGGGTCAATGGCAAGGAGCCGGCTTGTCCAAATGGGTTCAAAGACGCAACAACAAACCAGGAAAAAATCAATGAGTGGTGGCAAAAAGAAGACTACAATATCGGGCTCTGTCCCGCTGATACGGGATGGTGCGTAGTTGACATCGATCCGGGCGGAATGGAACAATGGGCGGATTTTTGCTCTATATACGGATGGAATCGTACTGCATCTGTTCAGACGCCCAGACTTGGAACCCATTTCTATTATTCCGGTTCACTCCCTCCCACTACATCTAAACTCGGTCAAGCTATTGACACCCGAGGAATAGGATCATACGTACTGGTCCCGCCTTCTTCAATCAATGGAAAGGAATATCAGTGGGCGGATGAATGTCCTATCGCCCCACTCCCGCAATGGATCGCGGAGTTCGTCTCTAAGCCCAAAGATGTTCCAATATCGGGGGCCAAAGGTGAGCCGGTCACTCGACAGCACGTTGAAGATTTGTTGCGGTATTGTGGATCGGCAAACACTTCGCGAGATGAATGGCGTGACATTGTTGCGGCCATTCGCGCCTGCAATCTTGGCGATGACAACGAGGCAGATAATCTCGAAATCGCCTTGGCATGGTCCCGCGGCGACCTCACGCCCGATCCCCCCGGCAACTACACGGACGACAAGGCGGTTGAAGAACTATTCTGGTCAATGCCACCGAAAGAAGACGGGATAGGCTATGGTACCCTCTTGCATTTAGCACGGGAGGAAGGCTATGATGGTCCTTCGGCCAGGCCGAATGAGACGGCGCAATCGGTATTCGGCACATATCTTGACCGGCTGAAAGCGGCCGCTATGCCCTTCGCGCCGTCTTCACCGTATAATCCCTACATCATCCTTACCGGCCAGGAAATCAAACAAATTCCGCCCGCCCAATGGCTGGTGCCGGATTTAATCCCTGAATTAGGGATCGGCATGTGGTACGGCGACGAAGGTGCTTATAAGACCGGATTACTATTTCAGCTTTTTTTCGACCTAGCCCACAACATCGAAACCTTTGGACATAAAGCGGCCAGTCCGATTGATGTATTATTCTTGAGCGGCGAAGGGCAAGAGAACATCGCGCACAAACGATTGCCAGCATTAGAAACCGCCCGCGATAAAATGGCCGGGATCAATTTTCATTTCATGGCCGAGATGCCTCCAATTTATGATCCGGCAGAAGCCGCTAAAGTAGTCGCGGCAATCCGGGCGAAGGGGATTAGGCCGCGCCTAATCGGCCTTGATACAATGGCTGATGCCATGTCCGGCCTGGACGAGAACAATGTCCAAGACGTGCGGAAATTCATCGACGTGCTCAAAGCGATCAAAAAGAATTTTGGTTGCGCAACAGTTTCATTGCATCATACAAACAAGGAAAATAAATATCGTGGATCGACTGGACTTAAGGCGTTAGATTTTCGCGCACGTGTTACGGCTTGGGACAAAACCAAAGCGGTTGCTCTCAAGATTGAAAAAATGCGGGACGCAGAACGCCGTGAAGAACCATGGACCTTTCAAGGGCAAACCGTAGGGCAAGGATTAGTCTTTCGCCCGACTACAGTCCAAGAGCACAAGCTTTTGACCCAAACCGAAAATCTCTATGAAGACAAAAAAATCGGCATGGCTTTATTGCAGCTTGGGATAAATCAAGAAGACAAAGCAGTTCCGACTAGGATTATAGCCGATCAATTATTGCCAAGAAATGGCACAGAGAACGAAGAAGAGCGCGAAGCGTTATTAGGGCAAGCTTGCAAAACCTTAAATTTGCTTGCCAGAACTACGCTTCGCGCCTATTGCAAACCGGACGGCCGGGCTTGGTTATGGTTCCTCACCCGGTGAGATAGAGATAGGCCGCACCGGGCGATTTCATCTCGACTAGGATTTGGACAACATCTTCGGCAAATTTTGACAGCGTATGGGCCGCAAAGGCCGTATAGACCGCCGCATAGACCGCCGCAGAGGCCGCCGCAGAGGCCGCATTACCGGCTGCATTGGCCGCCCGGACCGCCGCATGGGCCGCCGCATAGGCCGTCTGGGCCGTATGGGCCGCCGCAGAGGCCGTCTGGGCCGTATGGGCCGCCGCATAGGCCGTCTGGGCCGCCGCAAAGGCGGCCGCCTGGGCCGCCACATAGGCCGCCGCATTGGCCGCCGCATCGGCCGCATTGTCCGCATGGGCCGAATAAGCCGCCGAATAAGCCGCCGCTCTTGATCTGTCTTGGCCCGACAACCAGTTACCGGCCCAATTCTTATAGGCGGAAACTTTATGGACCAAGAGTGTAACCCGGATTGCGAATTCAACTTGGTCTATCTCGACTGAGCCTAATTGCGCGATGGCCAATCGCCGTAATAGCCCGGCCCGTTCGCTGGGCCCGCCCTCGAACCGGTCATTCAACGCAATCTTAAGCTCACGTACAGCCTTACCCACACAAGGCGGACTATCACTATGAGGCAGGCCATAGGCCGCGCATACAGCAGCCTCGACACACATTTTACCCGGTATGGGCTCGCCCATGCCCTTCGACAGGCCAGCATCGACAATTTCCAGGACTTTCTTTGCGATGGTTTCCATTTTTAGCTCTCCCTTTGTGCGCCCTGTATATACCGCGACAGGGCGGATTCTGTCCATCCCTATTTGCTTTTTTTGGTTAAGAATTGGTTACGCGGAACAATACGCTGGTCATGCGGTGAGATAGAGATAGGCCGCACCGGGCGATTTCATCCCGGCTAAGAGTTGGACAACATCTTCGGCAAATTTTGACAGCGTATGGGCCGCAGAGGCCGTATCATAGGCCGCCCGGACCGCCGCATAGGCCGTCTGGGCCGCCGCATTGGCCGCCTGGGCCGCCGCATAGCCCGCATGGACCGCCGCATTGGCCGCCTGGGCCGCCGCATAGGCCGCCGCCGAGGCCGCCGCCGAGGCCGCCGCCGAGGCCGCATAGGCCGCCGCATTGGCCGCAGAGGCCTCCGCATCGGCCGCATTGTCCGCATGGGCCGCATAAGCCGCAGAGACCGCCGCCGCTCTTGATTTGTCTTGGCCCGATAACCAGTTACCAGCCCAATTTTTATACGCCGAAACTTTATAGACCAAGAGTGTAACCCGGATTGCGAATTCAACTTGGTCTATCTCGACTGAGCCTAATTGCGCGATGGCCAATCGCCGTAATAGCTCGGCCCGTTCGCTGGGCCCGCCCTCGAACCGGTCATTCAGCATAATCTTAAGCTCACGTACAGCCTTACCCACACAAGGCGGACTATCACTATGAGGTAGGCCATAGGCCGCGCATACAGCAGCCTCGACACACATTTTACCCGGTATGGGCTCGCCCATGCCCTTCGACAGGCCAGCATCGACAATTTCCAGGACTTTCTTTACAATGGTTTCCACTTTAGTTCTCCTGTTTAGCACTAAGTAAATTCCCAATACCACTACGAATACAATAGAGAATTTCTGTTTTGGTTCTCAAAGGTACAAGCCGGATATCGGGTTTATGGCCCCGGCGAGCCCAAAAAATTTCAAGACACTGCTTTAGCGCTAAGGCCCCGTCATATGACAAAGCGTCTGGCGCGTTTCTAAATTTTGCCATGGTTTTCCCTTTCTTCGATTGTTGCCGTTCCAATTCGAGCATGAAAAATTGCCTCTTGGTCCGGAAACAACTTGAACGCAAGAGCAATCAATTCGCGCCAAGTTTCCGCATCGCAAGCGATTTGATAAGACGCGGAAATATCGCTGAATCGTTTGCCAGCATCATTGATCCAAATTCCCGTAACGTCCGAAAGCCGGGTATAGCCGCCAATTGCAAAGAGAACTTGCGCGCGCCATTCGATATGCGTTGCTATTGCAGAGCGAGATTTGTTATCAACGATAGGCAAGTTAATTTGGTACAGATTTTTTATGGACATTTTTTAGCCCCTGGTAAGATAGAGATAGGCCGCACCGGGCGATTTCATCACACGTTCTCCCCAAAGCGATAATCTTCGGGTTCTTCAAGAGCCGGGGGAACGTAACTACTTGGCATATAAGCTTGCTCGAATGTATGGCTGGCGACAAGGTATGCCGCCCAAAACCAGACGTTCAGCGGCGTGTGGGTCCGCTCCATGATCGTGTCGGCAGTCAGGGCCGTGTCGCGGCGGCAATGGCGACAACGCAACACACCGGGCCGCGCGGCAAATCGGAAGGGCTCGCCCACCGTCCCACACTTGGGGCACACAAAGCCATGCTCCCAGCGGATGCGCTCAAGGTAGGCCGCGCAAGCCGCGTCATCGGGAAAGAGCTTCTGAAATTGCGGGAGCGACTTAGGGAACGGAAGGGCTCCGCGCTGATGAATGTCGGCAATCATGGCTTAGTCGTTCCTAGCGTGCGGGAATTCACATTGGCGCGGAGACCCCTGCGCGCACGGCAGTTCTCCATCTTTGCATTTCCAGCAGTTGTGAAGGATGAACATGCCAGTTTTTGCGGGCTCGCTAGCGCGAACGATTGTTCTCCTGTCCTTGTCATAGACGAGGCGTCTAGGGCACGGCAGGCAACGCGTCCTATCTGTGGGATAGCCGATAGGCGGGCAGTCTTGACAAAACAGCGTGGGCTCGACTTTGTTCTCTGTATCGTAGGCGGACGTGGTTTCGGTGAGTTTTTTCAAACGCCGCGTCCGGAGGCGCTCATTGCGCTCGTCTTCTGTCTCGGCGAATTGTCTATCCCAGTCAGGGCGCTCGCTCATTTATGCCGCCCTCCCCGTGAGAAGAGCCAGTTCAATGCGCTCAATCTGCGATTGCAGATACCGGCGCTCCCATGCGGAGCACATACCAGCCAGTTTGGCGCGCGCCCACTCGGCGCTCGCACGCAAATGAGCGGGATCGTAATAAGTGTTTCTCAAAATGACACAATTGTCGATTGCGGGAAGCGGGCGCTCGTTAGCGAATTGGTTCGTCATCTCGGCTCTCCATCGTTTGATGAAGCTAATATAGGGGTTGTATCTGTGGGCGTTAAGCGGATAAGCATGGTACCATCTATTCCCAATAAATCATTGGCAAGACGGGCTTGCGCCAAGGCCGCAAGAGCGCGGCCACGTTCACCCATGTCATGCGCATCGCGCACATGTTTAAGGGCTTGTGTTAGTTCCCAGGCGGCTTGCGAGAACCGGACAGCGGCCTGCCCCATGGCATTTGCCAGCGCCTCAGTGCGATTGTATTCAGGTGTCCGGCCGAGCTTGTTCCAAGGGATATTGCGGCCATAGTTGAATTTGCGCCGGCCAAAAACCGGATCGGCAATTTCCAGGACTTTCTTTGCAATGGTTTCCACTTTAGCTCTCCCTTTGTTGTGTGCCCTTGTATATACCGCGACAGGACGGATTCTGTCCATCCGCTATTTGCTTTTTTGGTTAAGAATTGGTTGAAAAAAAAAAAACCGCATTGGCCGCCGCAGAGGCCGCCGCAAGGGCCGATGCGGCGGACCATGCGTCGAACTAGGTCATGCGGTGAGATAGAGATAGGCCGCACCGGGCGATTTCATCCCGGCTAAGATTTGGACAACATTTTCGGCAAATTGTGACAGCGTATGGGCCGCCGTATCATAGGCCGCATGGGCCGTATCATAGGCCGCATGGACCGCCGCATTGGCCGCATGGACCGCCGCATTGGCCGCCGAGGCCGCCGCAGAGGCCGCCGCATCGGCCGCATTGTCCGCATGGGCCGCCGCAGAGGCCGCCGCAGAGGCCGCCGCAGAGGCCGCATAGGTCGCCGCATTGGCCGCAGAGGCCTCCGCATTGTCCGCCGCATCGGCATCATCGGCCGCAGAGGCCGCCGCAAGGGCTGCCCTTTTAGATTTGTCTTGGCCAGACAACCAGTTACCGGCCCACGTCGTAAAAGCCGGAGCTCGATAAACTAAGAGTGCAACTCGAATTGCGAATTCAACTTGGTCTATCTCGACTGAGCCTAATTGCGCGATGGCCAATCGCCGTAATAGCCCGGCCCGTTCGCTGGGCCCGCCCTCGAACTGGTCATTCAGCATAATCTTAAGCTCACGTACAGCCTTACCCACACAAGGCGGGTTATCACTATGAGGTAGGCCATAGGCCGCGCATACAGCAGCTTCGACACACATTTTACCCGGTATGGGCTCGCCCATGCCCTTCGACAGGCCAGCGTCAACGATTTCCAGGACTTTTTTTGCGATGGTTTCCACTTTGCTCTCCCTTTTAATGCCAAGTAAGTTCTCTAGACCATATCGGGCAATAATACATACCGGCGAGTGTCACGATGTTTAAACACGAGTGCTCCAGTGTCTGCGTCTTCGCCCATGAACATGAATTTTCCCGCGTAATTCTCGGCGTTCGGCTGGTTGGCGCAAAGATATCCCGCCGCGATTGCGGCTTCGAACGCGATTTGCGGGTCCACTGTAGAAGGCACTAAACGCACCATGTGAGTTCTCCCTTTGGTTTGGCCTTATATATCTATATATACGCGACGGAACGGGTTCAGTCCAATGCTATTTGGCCTTTTGGTTAACAATTCGTTGGCGCCCGATCTTAGGTTCGATCTTTTCTACCTCTGTATCCGCCGCGAGAAGGCGAAGAAGTCCCGCGCGGATATCCATGTTGGAAGGGTCATTAGGAAAGAGAGGATCAGCGATTAGGCGCAACATCGTGCGTTCAGATAGATGGAAATTATATTGCAGTGTCATGACAGTTTTCCTCCTTGTTAATCAATTTAAGCGAACCCCGAGGGAGCGTCGGGAGCGGGGGATCGGCACGGTCCCCGGCGACCCCGCTCCCTCCTTAGCGGTTCGCTTATAAACCTAAAAAGAACAAAAGTCAAGCTCCCCTCGTTGAGATAGGATTAAATCTTAGACAGGTTTAGGCGCAATATTATTGCTTGTATGCTATTTTTTTCGCTTAATTTTCGGCAAATTTTCTACCCTCCTCCGCTCGTACTCAAGGCGCAATATTATTTCAACCATCCGTTCTTGTAATTATGTTGCGCGCAAGTATCGTGCGCCAGCCGGCAGAATAGACCCGGGTAGGGTACCGGGTAGGGCCGCCGGGCGCCTTTGCGCAGCTGGCTCAGGCAAACCAAATATATCGAGGAAATATAAGCATAGACATTAGCATACCCTTAACACACGAGAAAAATGATGGGAGGACCTTAGCATACCCTTAGCATCCTACGGTTCCAGAGCCCCAAACCCATAGCAACCGGGTTGACTTTCGAAAAAATTTCATGCTAAGGTTTCAACAATGACAACCAAGCTCGTAAAATCCGAATACATGGGACCTGCAATGCGCGCCCTTAACGAACGCCAGAGGGCTTTCGTTATCGCTGCGCAGCAGATAGGCGGCGGAGATGCAAATCGCCGGCAATGGAAGACCCGCGCCGCCCGCCTCGCCGGGTATACCGGGACAGACGCCAGTATGAACGTGCAAGCGTGCCGGCTCGCGGAAAATCCGAAAGTCCAAGCCGCCATTAAGGAACTCGCGCTCTCGACAGTTTCATCAGAGCCCCTAGCGGCAATCGGCATCCTCGTCGATATCGCACACGGGGAAATTCCGGCTACGGCCTCGGAGCGCATCAAGGCGGTCAACTCTATCTTGAGCCGGGCCGGGATGCCGGAGACGACCGAGCACAAGGTCAAGGTCGAGCACACTGTGGAAAATTCCGACGCGATTGAAAAGCTCTATCGCTTCGCGAAAGTTCTCGGCCAAGACCCGAAGACGTTAGTTGGTGCGATGGGCATGGAAATCATTGAAGGCAAATTCCGCGAGGTCCAGCCGCAAGCATTAATCGAGGTGGCTCCGGAAGAAATTGCCGGCGAATTTACCTGGACACCAGAAGATGGGGATTGATGCCAAAGTCCAAGAACTCCTAGATGGCTTACAACTCGCTGTAGATCGCCGTGTCTACCGGCGCAAGGATTTTTTCGAGCCGTATCTCAAGCAAGAAGAATTCTGCGATCTTGGCGGGGTTTACCGCGAGCGTTTACTTTCGGGGGGCAACCAAAGTGGAAAATCTGATATTGGCGCTTATGAATTTGCCTGCCATGTTACCGGAGAATATCCGGAGTGGTGGATGGGTAAGCGGTTTGAAAACAATGTCGTATGTTGGGCGTGCAGTACTGACACGACTTCGCAACGCGACGTGATCCAGAAGAAGCTCCTTGGCGAATTCGAAAAGGGTACCGGCTTCATCCCGCGCGAAAATATCCTCGAAACTGTAGTAGGGCATGGAACGGGTGGCGCTCTCAATCAAATGCGAGTGCGGCATAAGAGCGGCGGCACGAGTATCATCACCTTCAAGAACTATACCCAGGAACGCGAGAACTGGCAGGGTGCAACGCTAGACTTTCTCTGGTTCGACGAGGAACCCCCGGAGGATTTATTTGGCGAAGCCCGTATGCGTCTTCGCGAAGGCGGGATGCTCTATCTTACCATGACACCACTAAAGGGCATGAGCAACGTCGCGAAGTTATTCTTCGAAAAGCCCGACCGCAAATACCAAGCGCCGGTAGTCTACCTTACCCTAGACGAGATTACTCATTATACGGAGGAAGAGAAGCAATTTCGTATCGCGAGCATGAAGCCGCATGAGCGGGAAGCCCGCCGCCGCGGTGTCCCCACTTTCGGAGCCGGTCGTGTCTTCGAAGCGGAAGAGACTTTCATCCGCGAGGAACCAATTCAATTTCCTCCGGCGCATTGGGCATGGTTATGGGGGATCGACTTCGGAACGTATCATCCCTTTGCCGCGGTCCTTCTTGCGCATGATCGTGAGGCTGATATAGTTCATGTTGTCCACGCGATCCGCATGGCGAATACGCGGGTTCTGGATCATTGCCGGGCGATGAAGTCCTTCGGTTGGATCAAGGTTGCTTGGCCGCACGACGGCAATCAGCGAGACGCGACCGACTTGACCGCGCTAGCTACGCAATACAAGCGTGAGGGACTTCGCATGTTGCCGAGCCATGCTACCTTCGTTGAGGGTGGCTATTCCACGGAAGCCGGGATCGCGGAGATGAACGGCCGCTTTAATACTGGGCGGCTCAAGGTCGCCAAGCATCTTTCCGACTGGTTTGGGGAATATCGCAATTATCATCGGAGTGAAAAAGACGGCCTAATCGTTAAGACAGACGACGATCTTATGTCTGCTACCCGCGTAGGCATTATGGATTTGCGCCGCGCCTCGGTGCGGATGCACAAGCCGGATCGGATACCGGGGCAGACACAAATTGCTATCGGGACAGATGACGACCCTTGGTAAGAAAATTACCTAGTTGACAACGGCGGGCGTATTGTAATAATCTTGCTCTGATTTCTGTTCGGAGCAATTTAATGGCAATTCGCACTGGCGGCAATAAAATTCCAAGCCGCCCTGGCCGCGGTGGCGACTTTAGCCCGATCAAGCCGTATAATCCGCCTCCGACTGGCGCGGCTGCGCAAGACCTTGGCCTGAATAACGACACCATTCAGCGCACTCAGGCAGAACTAGACCTGATGCAGAAGCGCAAGAAAATCCTCGGACAATCCGCGGCTCCGGTCGGTAGCGCGGCAGTCGCGGCTCTTACCGGAACCGGCTATTAATCTATGGCCGAGAAGCCCGAAGATTATTCGCAACGGATCGTTGACGAAAGCCTGCGTGAGTTTACGCAGTTGCAGACGTGGCGGAACGTCTTCGCGGCGCAATGGGAAGAAGTTGCCGAACTGATCCTGCCGACTTCCCGCAATACGTTCTATTACGGCTCCTGGAATTTTCCCGGCCAAAAGAAGACCGACCGCCAAGTTGACAGCACGGGGATGTTGGCGCTTTCCCGGTTTGTAGCCATCCTCGACAGTCTACTTACCCCGCGGAATATGACGTGGCATTCGCTCCAAGCCTCGGATGCAAATATCATGAAGGATCGCCGTGTCCGCCTCTGGTTTGAGGAAGTGACGCGCCTGCTTTTTAAATATCGCTATCATCCGATGGCAAACTTCTCTTCGCAGAACTGTAATCATTGGCAGGGGTTAGGCGCATTCGGAAATGGCAATCTGCTTATCGACGGATTTCTTAGCCCTGGCGGTCAAGTCGGCTTGCGCTACCTTGAGTTACCGCTTGGCGAAATGTATCTCCGGGAAAATCACCAGAAACTTATCGACGGATTTTGCCGTCACTTCCGGCTGACGGCGCAGCAAGCAATCCAGAAATTTGTGCCGAAAGGCAAAGATGTAACTGCGGTTCTTGGCGAACAGATCGCTAAATTGGCCGAGCAATCTAGCCAGATGCCGGTTGAGTTTCTGCACCGGGTTTGCCCCCGCAGCGACTATGAGCCCGGCCGCTTGGACCCAAAAGGGAAACTCTATGCGAGTTACTATATCTGCTTGCTGACGCGGAAGCTTGTGCGCGAGAGCGGCTATACTTCGTTTCCGATTGCATCCAGCCGGTATGAGCAGACCCCGAATGAAACCTATGGCCGTTCGCCGGCTATGATGGTTCTGCCGACCTTAAAGACTTTGAACTCGGTGAAAAAAGACTATTTGAGCCAGTCCCATTTGGCGGGTACACCCGCCTATCTGACGACCGATGATGGGATTGTGGATTTCTCTCGCCGACCAGGCGCGCTTAACAAAGGCGGCGTAGATGAAGAGGGCCGTGAGCTTGTCAAGATTTTACCGACCGGCAATATCCAAGTGACCGAACAAATGATGAAGGAAGAAGCTGGCATTATCGACAGCGCCTTCCTCGTCGATCTTTTCAAAGTTCTACTCGGTGACCCCAAGATTTATACGGCAACGCAGATTGTCGAGATGATGTCACAGCGTGGCATCTTGATTGCGCCGACGGTAGGCCGTCAGCAATCGGAATATCTCGGGCCGATGATCGACCGCGAGATCGACGTACTCGCCTCTCTTCATCTGCTTCCGCCATTGCCCGGCTTATTGCGCGAGGCGAAGGGCGAATATCATGTTTCCTACTCGTCGCCGTTGACGCGGGATATGCGTGCACAGGATATCGCTGGTTTCCAGCGCACTGTCGAGTTTGCGCAAACTATTGCGGCAAATATTCAGGACCCGAGCATCATGGATCGCTTCGATTGGGATGCCGCGCTTCCGGATATTGCGGCAAATCAGAGCGTGCCGGAAAGCTGGATGGCGGACGATAATATGGTCGCGGCAAAGCGGCAGAAGCGCGAGCAGTTGCGTCAGCAGCAAGCGCAGGTTCAATCTCTGCCGGCTCAAGCGGCGATGTTGAAGGCGCGGGCGGCAGTTGCAAAGGCAGGCGCGACACCTGAACAGAATGCGCCTGCAACACCAGGGAATGCACAGGGACAATGAATGACAAGATTGATGCAGTATTAGGATTTCTTCGGGATCGTTCCCGTTCGTATCAGCTCACTTTCGAGCTGATGCAGCCGGCGAACATAATCGTTCTTGAAGATTTGGCTCGGTTCTGCCGGGCGAACGAGAGTTGTGTAGTTCCTGGAGATAGGGATCGGTCCCTGGTCTTGGAGGGTCGCCGTGAAGTGTGGTTGCGCATACAGCAGCACCTTCATCTGACGCCAGAGCAATTGTTCGCACTCTACAACGCGGACTATGGAAAACTTAGGAGTGAACAAAGATGAGTGATGCAGTTCCCGCCCCGGCTCCGGTCCCCGCGCCAGCCCCGGCCCCGGTAGCGAATTGGTATGATGGTGCGGATACAGAAACCCTTGGTTATTTACAGAACCGTGGATGGGACAAAGTTGATGCCAAGACTGCGGCTTTCAACGCGGCGCATGCGCATCGGCAGGCAGAAAAACTACTCGGCGTTCCGGCTGACAAGATCATTCGGCTTCCGAAAGACGCCAGTGATATTCCGGCGTGGACCGAGCTTCGCACAAAACTCGGTGTCCCGCCTGATGCGAAAGGCTACGACTTCTCTGCGGTAAAATTTGGCGACGGGTCAGAATTAGACGAAGGTTTTACGTCAGCAATTTCGGCCGCATTGATCCAGGCTAATGTCGCCAAGGATCATGCGCCTAGCATTGCACAGGCCGTAGTCAAATTCATGGAACAGGCGGAAGCGGCCGACGGGGCCGATGCGCGCGCCAAACTTGCCCTCGAAAAGGATACCCTCGATGCAAACTGGGGTTCCCACCGCAATGCAAATATGATTATCGCCCAGAACGGTGCGAAGGCAGTCGGTGTTGATCCGGAAGCAGTCACGGCGTTGGAAAGCGTGATTGGCTATGCGAAGACCATGGAGATGTTCCGCAATATCGGCGCTCGTTTGGGTGAAGATAAATTCATTACAAGCGGCACGCAGGTCGGTGGCACCGGGCCCATGACTATCGACCAAGCCAAGGCGACCATGAAAGAAAAGATGGCCGATGCGGTTTGGGCTGGTAAGCTGATGGCTGGCGATGCGGAAGCAAATCGTGAGTTTCATAATTTGACCCGCATGATGCAGGATGTATAACTATGCCCTGGACCGCGCAGAGTTTCCGGCAGAAGCACAACCATAAACTTCATGGGGCAGCCGCATCCAAGGCTGCCTCTATGGCGACGGCGATGGTGAAAGCTGGCGTTCCGGAGGGCATAGCGATTGCCACAGCGAATAAACGGGCGGCCGGTGCTGCCCGCAAGGCGAAGAAGAAAAAATGAACCGGACGATTATCTTCATTCGCCACGGTGCCACGCGGCTTAATAACGATGATAACTCTGTGGATCGTCTTAGGGGTTGGCGGGATATTCCGCTCTCCGACGAGGGCCGCGAAGAGGCGGAACGTCTTGGCAAATCGTTGAAGGCTAATCCGCCCGATTGCATCGTTACATCGAATTTGAAGCGCGCGGTCGAAACGGCAGAGATAATTTCTAGGATAATCGGCGTCAAGGTCGATTGGAAAACCGAGAAGTTTAGGCCGTGGGATGTCGGCAAGTACACCGGCCAATTGTCTTCGACGGCTATTCCGATCTTACTGAAATACGTCGATGAACCAGACCGCAAGGTGCCGGATGGCGAAAGTTTCCATCAATTCCAGCGGCGGTTCTTTTCCGGGCTGGACGAAGCCCTGGACAAATACAACGGCGTTATTGCGATTGTTTCGCATCACCGGGACGAAAGATTATTGCGTGCCTGGATTTCGGCGGGTCATCCTAGCGACGGTACAGTTTCTATGGCAGTTTTCAAAATGAAGGGTGAAAAGACCGGTTCGGCGGAACGGATTTCGATTCCGGAGGAAAAATTGGACTTGGTTGTGGGGGAACATTCTCGAATGGCAAAGGCCGCAGGAAAGGCGCGTAAAAATGGCTAAGCACTGGATTTCAAAAGCAATTAAACATCCTGGCGTAGAAAAGGCTGCGGCCAAGAAGGCTGGTATGTCAACGCACGAGTATATGGAAAAACACAAGAACGACAGCGGGACCGCGGGAAAACGGGCTCGGCTTGGTCTTGCCCTATCTCGGATGAAAAAGAAATAATATTACCCTATTGACAAGACTCTTGCTCTTGTAATAAAGTTTCATTCTCGGGCTCCCCGCCCGCCCGGCCCGCGCCGAGGCAGGAGGGGAGCGCCCGGACGGCCGCCCCGCGGGGGCGCGCCGGCCGGCCCCGAGACCCTCTTTACGGCACACCTTGAAAAGGCCCGGCTAAGAGGAAGGCCCCCGACTGGATACGGCGGAATATCGGCGTAAACATTTTGGAGACTTTCCATGGCTGACAATGGCCTAGTTGGTTTGTTCGTTACCCAATTCTCGACCTTGCTGGAACTCAAGTTGCAGCAACGCATGTCGCTTTTCCGCGGCAAGGTGAATGAAGGTTCTCATACCGGTTCGAAATTGGCTTCTCCCATTCAGCAACTCGACGCGATGCAGATGCAGACGCCGACGGGTCGCTTTGCCCCCAAGAACCATGTTGACCAGACCTATACCCGGCGTTGGATTGTTCCCGTCGATAAGGAAGGCGACCAACTGATCGACAATTTCGACCAGTTGAAGACCCCGATTGATCCGAAGTCTCAACTCGTGGAGCGTGCGGCTTCCGCCTGCGCCCGCCAGTGGGACGACGAAGTTATTCGCTCGATGACCGCGACTTCGACTATTGGTTCTGATGCCGGCTCTCTGACGACCGAAGCATGGGATACCACGAACTTCCAGGTTGCCGGCGACTTCGGCACGACCGCGGGAACGGCCAATGGCTTGACGGTTGCGAAATTGAACGAAGCCCGGCGTATTCTTGAGCACTATCACGCTCTAGACTATGAGAATGAGGCCTATATTGCGATCAGTTCGCAGGCTCACGCCGACCTTCGTAATCAGGCGCAGATCGTTTCCAGCGAGTTCAACAAGGTGTCTGGCGGCCTCGTGGTTGTCGATGGCAAGGTTGAGCGCGTAATGGGCTTCAATGTTATCGTGTCCGAACGTCTGCCGACGATCACTGATAAAAACTCCAATGCGAATTGCCGTTCTAACCGCATTTGGGTCAAATCCGGCGTCTATCTCGGCATATGGCAGGACACCAAGACGGAAGTGTTCCGTCGTCCTGAATTGTCAAGCAACCCGTGGGATATCAACACGATGATTTCCTTTGGTTCGACCCGTACTCAACTTGGCAAGATCATCGAAGTATGTTCTGCCGACACGATTGGTGCCGACATTACCCCGTAATCGTGAGAATAGGGGGGCGGTAGGAAGCCGCCCCATCTTCACCCTAGGAGATTTACTATGGCCGCTGACGCCCTCTCTTCTGCCTCCATCACCGCCCTCGATGCGGTTGGTACGTCTGGTCCCATCACGGCGAATACGTCGCCCAATGGCGCACAGTACGAAAACAAAATCATTTCCGACTATGTGACGCCGACTGCGGTTGGAATTGCAACAATCGGCTCGGTCTACAAAATGGTCCGGGTTGCGACCAATATCTATCTCAAGTCCGTTCGGCTTACTGCTGATGCCGCTTTGGACAGCAATGTTTCGCCAACCCTCTCGGTTGACGTTGGCGTCTATTACAGCGACAGCACGGTTGACGGAACGCCGGTTGCAAAACAAGGAACTGCGGTTAGTGATAATTGCATCGCCGATACTTTGCTTTTCGGCTCCGCGACGACTTTGGATGTTCGTGCGGATCGCGGAACGACCGCTGGCAAATGGACTGCTGCTCTCGCACAGGAACCTTTGTGGCAGGCGGCTGGTCTTTCGTCCGATCCAGGCGGGCAATTCGACCTCGTTGTCACTACGGAAGCCGGAGCCGCCACTGGCGTCTCCAAGGCGTTCCAGCTTCAGGCTGAT